TACTCTTTCCAGCATATAATATCCTCTGTCGGAATCACAAAATGGACATTTCTTCAATTCTTCCATGTTACTCACTCCAATCTAATCTCTGTCCACACTCATCGCAGAATCTCATATAGCTTCTAAGCATTCCTCCGTATCGTCATCTCGATTCCAATCTCATCTTTTATCATCCTCGTATATTCATCCCATGTTGCCATATCGTCCACCAGACACTCTGCTTTCAGGTTCATTCGGTCGATAAATCTCTTGCACCGTTTCCCAGCAAAACCGAATTCATCATGCAGCGTTGCGACTGCGATCACCATCATTGTGTCCAGTGTCATGTTTTTGATTTTCTCACAGGCAATGTTTAGTTCTTTTCTGGTCAGCGCTGTATTTATTCCCGTGATATTCCGGAACTGGATTTCTTTTTCCAGTCCCTCAATACCGTCTTTTTTTTACAATCTCTCTTGCCAGAATCAATCCCTGTGATCTACCGGCTGTATAATCATCAACTTTTCCCATTCTTTTCTCTCCTGTTCCATATTTTCCTAAAACATTCAGTGTGAAAAAAAAACATCCGTTGCCCTCTTTGTCCTCACATACTGGATACGACTCATATCATCAGATTCTCTGATGGCCTGTCCGCATCCCGGACACAACACCTCACTGAAATGTTTATTTAATGCCTTTTTCTTTGCCTGATCTGTCAATACCCTTGTTCTCCTTTATCGCTTTAATCCTTGCCTTCAGACTGGCCATTACCCAGCCTTGCACATCGTCCTTTTTACTAAGCGCTTTCATCACATCTTCATCTCTGGTCTCCGTACAGACCAGGTGATGTATGATCACTTTCTCCGTCTGCCCCTGTCGGTGTAGTCTTTTATTTGCCTGCGTATACAGTTCATAATTCCACGTCAAGCCGAACCAGATCACGTGATTTCCCCCCTGCTGCAGATTCAATCCGTAAGCGCTGCTGGCTGGATGGGTAAGCAGTAGGTCAATCTTTCCTGCATTCCAATCATCCTCGTCCTGCGTCGTCTTAAGCTCACGGATCCGCAATTTTGATTTTTCCAGTGCTTTCAGAATCCTGACCTTATCATGCTGGAAATTATAAAACACCAGTGCCGGTTTCCCCTGAAGGGACTCGATCAGTTCTAGGAATGCTTCGATCTTACAGTTATGTATTTCATGATAGTTCCGGTCTTCATCATAAATTGCCCCGTTCCCAAGCTGTAACAGCTTATTGCTCAATGCTGCTGCACTTGTGACACTGATTTCTTCTTCATCCTCCGGCAACTCCAGCACCATCTTGTACTCTAATTCCGTATAGGCCTTCCTTGACTTGCTGTCAAGTTCCACCGGGATCTCATGATATGTGATATCCGGAAGTTGCAGGTAGTCCTCTGCCTTCATGCTGATACAGATATCTGAGATCTTCTGTAGGATACTTT